ATGGCTACTCTCAAAACAACCGATGTCTCTCACGTTCGCGAAGACCTTGAAGACATCATTTCGAACATTTCGCCTGAAGACACCCCGTTCCTTACCTCCATTGCGAAGGTTTCGGCATCGCAGAAGACTCACGAATGGACTCAGGACAAGCTTCGCGCCCGTAACAAGAACAACGCTGCTATCGAAGGTGCTGAAGCCGCCGCCGCAAGCAATAGCGCTCCCGTTCGTCTCCGCAACCACGCACAGATTTTCACTGAAACTGTTCAGGTTTCCGGCAGTCTGATCGCATCCGACACGGTCGGTTCAAAGAACGAACTTGCTTACCAGCTTGCGAAGAGCATCAAGCAAGTCAAGGGCGATATCGAAGCCACTGCTGTATCGGAGAAGGCTTCTTCGCTTGGCGAGCCGCGTGAAATGGGCGGTATGGAAGCTTGGGTCAAGACCAATGCGCTTCATGGAACTGGCGGCGCTACCGCTGGCTATAACAGTGGCACCGGTCTCGTCGGCGCTGTAACGGACGGCACGGCTCGTGCGCTGTCTCACGCACTCATTGTCGAGATGGCTGAAGGTATCCACTCCGAAGGTGGTGTGCCGAAAATCCTTCTGGTTCCCCCGGCACAGAAGAAGAATATCGTTGCTCTGTCCAATGGTACTACCAAGTTTCAGGACGCCAGCAAGAAGACCGTCTTCGGTGACGTCACGATGTACGAAACACCTTTCGGTCGCTTCGATATTGTGACTTCGCGCGACGTACGTGCGAGCACGGTTATCGGTTACGATCCGGAGCTTTGGGCACAGGCTGTATTCCGTGGCCTCACCAAGAAGAAGCTTCCCGAAGGGGGCGACTACGAGGGCTATCAGGTCATCACTGAAGTTACCCTTGTTTGCCGCAACGAAGCAGGTAACGGCAAGGTCGCTGACCTTTCGTAATCTAATCTGACCTGAACGGATATAACTATAATTCAGGGAAACTGAGGCTCCATTTCGGGGCCTCTTTTTTTGCCCTCTGCTCAAAATTCACTGCCGCTAAATAGCAATAAACAAGGCAGGAATAACGAGCAAACATGAACGACCTTAATCTTACTGGCGCTGACTTGTTGCCGACCGAAGGTACATTCCTATGGGAAGATTCCCCTACACGACGCGTATGGATTACCCGTCAAGGCGACAATCTGATTATCACTACCGAAGCCAAGGTTGATGCGATCATTGCGCAGAATGCCGCGATTGAAGCCGAATTCAATTATTCGGGTCGTCACGGTGACTTGGTTCAAATCGCATCGGTCCCGGAGTCTCTCTATTTCGAATGGATGCGGCAGGGAATTACGGATGACGACGCCAAGGTAAAGCGCATCCTGAACGACCCTGACTTTGCGAAATTCCGTACGAATAGGTGGACCGTATGACGCTCACCTATGACGATTTTATTGCTACTATCAATTCTCTGACGGTACGCACCGACGCTCCAATTCCGACGTTCATTAGTCTTGCTGAAGATTCTCTCCGCACCCTCACCAAGCACTATCTTGCGGAAAAAACCGTTACCCTTTCAGTCGTCGACAATACGGCTGTACTCCCATCCGACTTCATCGAACTGCGCTCAATCACCGGATCAAACGGCTATGTCTATAAGCCGGTCAATCCCGCACAAGCAACGCTTTACGCTGATGAAGTCGGGTACTATCTGTCCGGGAACACGCTCGTATTTGTCGGCAACTACGTCGAAAGCGAAGTGACAATCCTTTATTGGTCCGCGTTTGAGGGCCTATCCCCGACCCAATCCAATTGGCTGTTCGACCGCTTTCCTACCGTCTATGTCGCCGCCGTCATGAAGGAATTCTACCGGTGGGAAAAGGACGCTGAAGGCGTCGCTATCGAGCAAGCCACGCTTCAAGAGCTTCTTGGGCGCGTCGCAGAAGACGACCGGCGCGGACGCAAAACCGGCAACCTCTACATGAGTTTCGGTACATGGCTCTAATCGAAATCCCGTTCGCATCCTTCACACCCGATCTGCCAGCGATGAACAATCCCGGCAGTCCGCGCATTCACAATGCCACGGCTGGTCGCGGACCGGCTCAAGGCGCTGTCACGCTCTATCCCATGAAAGCTGCCTCACTCTACAGCAGCACCAGCATGGTTTCGCGCCCGCTCGGAACCGCCATTGGTCAAGACCGGGATGGAAACGCTAAGGTCTACGGCGGTTGCGCGACGAAGCTTTATAAGCTCGCCCCAAGTACGCGCCAATGGACGGACATTTCTCGCGTTGGCGGCTACACGACGTCGGCAACAGAGCGTTGGCGCAGCGTTGAATTCGGGTCAATGCAAGTGTTCACGAACTTCAATGACGAGCCGCAGTATCTCGACATGAACGTGGATTTACAGTTCGCAAATCTAACATCACTCGTAAAAGGACGTCACATTGCGACCCACAAAGGTTTCGTCATTTTGGGTAACACCTACGATTCTCTTGATGGTGCCGTTCCCTACCGAGTACGGTGGAGCGCAATTGAGAATCCTTTCGACTGGTCTTTCAGCGCGGCAACGCAAAGCGATTTCCAGAATCTGAATGGCTACGGGGCAATCCAAGGCATCGTAACAGACGATAGCTGCTATGTGATCCTTCAGCGCGGTATCGTCCAGATGACCTATATTGGAGCGCCTTATGTATTCCAGTTCGATGATCGCGTTGTAGGTAAAGGTTGCTCTGTTCCCAATTCAATTATCACAGTTTCGGGTCTGCATTTCTTCTTATCGGATGATGGCTTTTACATGCTCCAAGGCGGTCAATTGACGCCAATCGGGGAAGGTAAGGTGAACAAGTGGTTTCTTGAGAACTTCGACAGTTCCCAAGCGAGCCTCATGACGGTAGCTGCCGATCCACGCGAAGCGCTGATTTATTGGCAATTCTGTTCGAAGGCATCAACATCCGGAACTCCCGATTTGATGGTGACTTACAACTATCATAGCGGCGAATGGACTCGTGCTACCGCAACAACCTCGTTCATATTCAACTCGGTATCACTGCCGTGGACTGTCGATCAATTCGACGCCGCGTTTGGCACAATCGATGCTGTTCCCGCGTCCTTTGACGATCCGATTTGGGCAGGTGGTCAAAATATGCTGTGGGGCATGTCGGCTACCGGCGCTGTCTATTCATTCAGCGGTGAAACGCTCGAATTACAGTATGACAGTCCTGAAATTCAGGCGAGCCGGATGATTCCCAATGATACCGGCGCTGATCTGGCAATTATCAGTAGGGTTCTTCCAAAGTTCGAGGGTGCTGGTGATAGCGTCATTGCCCGTGTTCAGGTCGGAACAAAGATGTTGCCAAACTCGGATATTGTTTGGTCAGACATGCAAGAAACGAACTCTACGAGCGGCTACGCATACTTCCGTAACAAGAGCCGTTATCAGCGATTCCGCGTCCGTATCTCCGGACCATGGACGCGCGCATATGCGATGGACATCGACGCCAAACCGTCAGGGCGAAGGTGAATTTCCGCTAAATATGTGAATGCAGAAAGTCAACGAACATACCAACCAACGGCAAGTCGCCTCTATCGTGAACCAATTGGCGAGCCAGTTCGACGGAACAACTGGTTCGTTTTCGCTTGCCAATTCGGCGACCACCACGAGCGTTTCGAACTCCAAAGTCACGACCATCAGCAAAGTCATTCTACAGCCGCGCAACACTAATGCGGCTTCGGCTGGTGCGTATATCAGTTCGATTTCAAACGGCAGCTTTGTCGTCGCACACCCGTCCGCCACGACCGTCCGAACATTCGATTACGTGGTGTTTGGCGTATGAGGATCGGTTTCACTGAAAGCGAGTACGCGCGGGTCCGTGATTGGCTTGTTGCGGCTATCGATACAAATCCGGATGTCATTTCGGAAGGCACATTGTTGGAGAAATTGCGCTTCAACGAATGGCAATTGCTTACGACCGAGAACGCCGCATGCGTCCTCCAATTGTGTGAACACGAAGGCGAGAAGATTGCCAACGTGATCCTATTGGGCGGGAAGCGGAACGGTTCGCTTCGGGAAATCATGGGTACTCACGTTGTTCTCTGCGATTTTCTCAGAGAACGGAAGTTCACTAAATTGGTAGGAACGCCGCGCAAAGAGTGGCACCAGTTTCTAAAAAAGAATGGCTTCAAACAACAAGAAAATGAATTCATTAAGGAGCTAATTTAATGCCCAGTTCGCCAAAGGAACAAACCAGTAAGGTCGAACCGTGGGATGGGGCTAAGCCCTACCTGCTTGACCAGTACAAACTTCTTGATGACGCGTTCAAAAATGGCGCGCCAAAGCCTTGGGAAGGCAAGCAGGTTGCGGATCAGTCGAAGGCAACTCTTAACGCGCTTCAGGGCACTGAAAATCTCGCACGAAACGGCAACACGTCGGCACTCACCAACGCGACTAATGCCGTGAACGGAGTGATGACGCAAGGGACAAATACCCAAGCCAATCAGACGCTTTCTCAGCTTCAGCAGCAGATGAATTTCGGCACCAATCCGACCGATGCGATTGCCAAGAACATCGCCAACGGATCGAATGTTGGGCAAAATTACACTAACGCCGCTGCTGGCACTGCCGCTGGTCTACAAAATTATCAGAACGGTGCCATCTCTCAGTTTCAGGGTATGACGGGGTATCAGAATCCGGCGCTCGCACAAGCGCAGGGTTACGGCGGGTACACCAATGCGGCGGCTGGTCTACAGAGCAATCAGGCGAACAGCCTTGCGCAGTCCAACAACCCGGCAATGGACTTCCTGAAGAATACGGCTTCCGGTGCGAACGTCGGCAACAACCCGTACTTGGACCGTATGGTTTCCAATCAACAGGACGCCATCGCCAACAAGCTGAAGAACACCGTGAACCCGGGAATCGACAGCCAAGCCGCCGCTCTTGGGCGGATGGGTTCTGCCGCCTATGCGACGCAGCGCAACAATGCCGAAAGTACCGCCGCGAACGAAATGGCGAAGGTTGCGACCGAAGCCTATCAGGCTCAGTACAATCAGGACACGGCGAACCAACTTAACGCTGCTGGTCAATACGGCAATTTCGCCAACCAAGACGTTGCCAACCGACTGAACGCCAATCAGGCGCTTGCCGGTACGGACGCACAACAGCAGCAGTTGCGACAGGCTGGTACGTCGCTGTACGGCAACCTCGCCGACGCTCAGCAATCGCAAAGGTTTAATGCGGCAAATTCGCTGTCGCGTGCGTATGACAGTCAGCAAGCGGCACGGCTTGGTGCGAACGCTAATTACGCGGGCATTATGGATAGCCAGAACGCCGCACGGCAAGCCGCGCTTAATTCGAACCGTGATTTCCAGATGCAGGGCGCAAATCTCGCATCGAATAATTATCAGAATTCAATCGCGAACTTGTTTGCTGGCAATAACCAACGCTTGAATGCCGCTAATGCTGCCAATAATCAGCAGAACGCGGTTGCCGATCAGCGATTGAACGCGGTGTCGATGGCGGGACAAACCTATCAAAATCAATATCTACCGTACCAGCAGTTGGCGGGTGTTGGTGACGCTCGTGACGCTCGCAGCGACCTCGAATTGCGTGCTGATATCGACAAATGGGACCGCATGCAGCAGCAGCCTATTCAGAATGCCGCGAACTTCATTAATCTGCTTAATAGCGGCGGATACAACAATACAAAAACGCAGGTATATTCCAATACTGGCGGTCAAATGCTCGGCGGTCTGGCGGCTCTTGCTGGTCTGTTTGTTTGATTAGAGAGGCAGACTAATGGCAATTTTCGATCTATTCACAAATACAGCGCGTAAGAAGAAGCCGGGGCAACCGAGTGATTTCGAAGCGGTCACGACCCCGGACGAACAGCCGAATTGGTTGTCGCAATTCCTACCGGATGAGCCGGACAAACGGGAAGCGTTGTCGCGTGGACTTCTGATGGCTGGCGCTAACATGATGGCAGCGGGTGGTCCCTCCCGTGATCCGATGAACATCCTTAGCGTACTCGGTTCCGGCATTGCCGGTGGCGTGAAGGGCTATGACGCTACTCTTTCCGGCAATCAGGAATTAGCGGCGCAGCGCCTCCAAAACCAGTCCGCACAGATCAAGCTTCAGGGTAGCCAAGAATTTCGCAAGCAGATGTCCGCGTGGCAAGACAAATGGGGCACCAACGGCACCAGCCCGGAAGCGCTTAACGAACTCATGGGCATCTATGCGGCTGCTGGTGATGCGGATGGCGTCAGGGCAATTCAGAAGCAGGTCCACGATGCGACCACGAATGAATATGGTCTCAATCCAATTTGGATGACTGACGAGAATGGCAATTCTGTTCTTGGGCAGATCGACAAGAAGGGGAACTTCCATAAGGTCGAAACGGGCGGTCTCACCGCTGCCCCCGGTGTTGATAAGATAGATACCGGCACTGAAATTGTCCTTATCGATAAGAAGTCCGGCAATGTAATCAGCCGCACTCCCAAGGACGTTGCGGGCGAAGCAAGCCAGAAAGCAGGAGGCAAGGTACAGGGCGAGTCTGCTGCGAACCTTCCGAAGGTGGAAGGCGCTGCGAACGAAATGCTGTCGTCTATCGATAGCCTTGCGAATGATCCGTATCTTGATTCCATGGTCGGTGCTTGGGATGCCCGGACACCGGATTTGACAGAGGATGCTGCCCGCGTTCGATCCAAGATGGATCAGCTTGGCGGTCAAACCTTCCTACAAGCCTTCAACTCGCTTCGGGGCGCTGGCGCGATTACCGAACAAGAGGGCGCAAAGGCTCAAGAAGCTATCGCACGGCTCAATCGGGCACAGAACGAGCAGGACTACCGGGAAGCGCTTAATGAGCTTCGCGGAGTCGTCCAGCGCGGTATTGAGAAGTACCGGCAGATCGCTGGCGTTTCGACTGATGATCAAAGCGGTTCTGTTGAAAGCGAGACGACAGCGGACGCTCCGGGAACCCGAGCCAATCCAGTTCGTGTGACCAGTGTTCAAGAGTTGGAAGCTCTGCCTGAAGGAACTTGGGTCGTTGGTCCAGACGGTGTTCCGCGCCCCAAAGGAAAGAGGCGCAACTGATGGCGGTAAATGATCGCGCGTTCTATCTAAAGCGCTACCTGATGGATACGCACAACTTGAGCGACTATCAAGCTGCTGCTGTCGTCGGCAACCTCATACAGGAATCGAGCCTGAATACCGGCGCTGTCAACCGTGGTGACGGTCGTGACGGCTCGAATAGCATCGGTCTTGCGCAGTGGAATGGCGAACGTGCCCGTGGTCTAAACAGCTACCTTGATGAGCGTCGGAAAGCTGGCACCTTCACCAACGACACCGAAGCGCAGCTTGATTACATCATCCATGAACTGAACACGACCGAAAAGGCGGCTGGCGATAGGCTCCGGAACTCACAATCTCTTGAAGATGCTACCGCCGCTTTCGTCGGCTTTGAACGTCCGCAAGGTTGGTCTGCTGCCAATCCTACCAATGCGCATGGTTGGAACAATCGATACGGCTACGCCAAAACGCTGATGGGTTATTCGCCGAACGGCGAAAACGGACAAGCCGCGCAAATGCAAGCGTTGGCTCAATCAAATCCGACTCCGTCCGCATCATCGCAGGCAACACCGACACCAACGGACGGCAATGTTTCCATCGGGAAAGTAGACCTTCATCCGAACGACGGAGTCGCGGTCCGTCTCGCAAACAAGCTGTTCGGCACTGATTGGCATATATCAGACGACCAGAAGAGCGATATCGACAAGGGCGCTGGATTGCTCGGTGACGCTGCCAAGCTGTTCGCACAAGAAACCGATTCCATAAATAGACAGATTCAGAATGGTGCGCGTCCTCGGCAGGATACCGGTCCGGTCCAAATCGCAATGCTGTCGTCGGCACCAACGTTGATGATGAAGAAGAAGCGCGGCGGATTGGGCGGATTGGGCGGCTATTAACAGAGAGAATATCGAGCGAATGGCTTCGGATAATAAGAAGAAAAAGCAGAGCTTGAGTCAGGCAGAGGCCGCCGCGAAAATTCGGCAGTTGAATGATCAGGACGACCTTTCGGCGGCATTTGACCAATATGAATGGGGCAACCCTGCTTCGGGCGATGACGAGCTAATCAAGGCTTTTGATCAGTATCAGTGGGGCGACGATGGTGCGCCGGTCAATAGCGGTCCAAATCCCGATCTTATTGACGACAGCGAAGATGCTCCTGCCGTGGTTCGTGTTGCTGTCGGCGCGCTCGATAAGCCGGAAGACCGGCTTGCTGCCTTGCGCAAATACTACCCCGATGCGCAGCCATATGGCGAAGACAATTTCATCTTCACGGACAAAGACGGCAAGGTTCGCCAGTACAATAACGAAGGCTGGATTCCATCAGGCGGCGATTTCGCATCCATTCTCCCGGAAGTCGGCGAAGGCATCGGTGCGATTGGCGGCGCAGCTGGTGGCGGTGTGCTCGGTAGTTTAGTTGCCCCCGGTCCCGGCACTGCTTTGGGTGCGATTGGCGGCGCTGGTGCTGGCGCTACTGCCGGTCGTGAAGGCGTTCAGCGCAGTCTTAATTGGCTGTTCGACAATGAGGATACGCGAACCGGCACTGAACAAGCTGTCGATATGGCGACGACGTTCGCTCTTGGCGCGGCTGGCGAAGGCGTCGGTATGGTTGCCGGTCCGCTCATTAGGAAGGGCGGTCGTGCTGTTGGTGACTTCGTTGGCGATACTGTCAACAGGGCATTTGTCGGCGGGGCTGATGATGCCGCCAAGGTCGCCGACCGTATCGCGGACTTTGAATCCATCGGTGTAACCCCGACTCCAGGCATGGTGTCTGGCAATCCTCGCCACGCCAGAATTGAACATGTGCTGAAGAATACCAAGTCCGGAGAAGCTATCGAAGCTCGTATCCGGGACGCACACTCAGGACTCGGCAATGAGTTTGACCGCATCATAACTGATATGACAGGCGGTCAACCCGCAATGACGCGCCCGCAAATTGGTCAAGCGTTGCGGGAACAGACGCAAGTTGCCAAGGACGCGGCATATTCTGTTTCGAACGACCTGTATGACGAAGTCGCCAACAAGGTAACGGCGATGCCTACGGCTTCCAACACCGCAAAATATCTCTCGGATTTGAATGCTGAAAAGGCGGGCCTGTCCAATGTGGGGCAGCGCATACACACAAAGCACATTGATCGTGTAATTGAAGAAGCAACACCGCTTCTCGAAGACATCAGGAATGGCGCTGGAAACTTCAAGGAACTGAAGGAATACCGCACCTACATCGGCGGTCTGGCGAATGAACAGGGTCTTGATAAGACCTTGAAGAACCGCCTGAATGGTCTTTATGACGCGCTCACGCGTGACATGGAGGAAACCGCCCTTTCTTCTGGCGAGGAAGCCGCCAAGGCATGGCAAAAGGCTAACTCCAATTATCGCGAATTGTCTCAGGAGTTTGGTAAGAAGACCCTGCCCGATACAGTTCTGAAGAAAGATACAGACCTCATCTACCGCGAAGTTTTTGGCAGCATGAAAGATGGCGGCAACAAGATCGCTGCCATGCGTCGTACCATCATGAAGGATGATGGTGGTGCGGATAAGTGGGCAGAAATGACCGGTTCAATCATTAGCGACATCGGAAAGAAAGGCCCTGACGAACCCTTCGAAATGTCCACCTTCCTGAACAACTGGAATGATCCCAAGCGGTTCAGCAAGGAAGCTAAGGATGCCTTGCTTAGGGGCACGAAGCACGAAAGCTATATCGAAGACTTGAACAGAGTTGCCCGGATCGCCGACAGTCTGAAGAAGCATGGCAAGTTCGACAACCATTCGAACACCCTAAGCAACGCGATTGCGGCAGATTCCCTAAACCCGTTCAACAGGAATAACCTGCTTGCGGCAGCACTCGACATGAGTGTTACGGGTGGTAGTGCCTTGGCAACAAAGTATGCCGTTACGGGTGCCGCTAAGGCTGGCAATTGGGTCTATAGAAATCGCGTCGGTAAGATGATGACAAGTCCCGAATTCGTGAAGTGGCTGGCGGACGTACCGAAAGCAGAAATGAAGAAAGGCGGTTTGGAAAACCACGTCAAAAATCTCGTAAAGATCGGCGCTGTATCGCAGGACCATGAACTTTCTCAGGCGATCCACGAGTATCTTCGGGAAGTTGGCTACTACAAAGACGAGCAATAATAAGAGGCGGATTAACGCACAATGACAGACATTATCTCCAGCGATTGGACCGAACTTGATGCGGACAATACGAACCCTTCGCCGAATGGCATTCAGGGCGGTTATCAGCCTTCGACTATTGCCCCAATTCTTCGCAATATTCGCGGCGCAATCAAGCGCGATCACGTCCGAACTAATCCGTATTACACCACGACGGGCAGCGGCAACGCTTACGTTCTGACTTATGTCGGTGCGCCCCTCGCCTACACAAAGGGTGATAAGTACCAATTCTTCACGGATCGGACGAACACTGGCGCGGCAACAATCAACATCAATTCGCTTGGTGCGAAGTCGATTATCATGCCGGACGGTTCGGCGCTCACTGCGAACCAAATCAAAGCCGGTCGTGTCGTTGAGATCATCTACAATGGCACGTCCTTCGTGATGAATGGCTACGTCGATCAGAATTTGAAGATCGGCGATATGTCGGCAAATACGCTTGTTCTCACGACAGCCTTGGCAGTGTCCGAAGGCGGCACGGGTTCGACAACGGCGGCGGGTGCGCGCACTTCTCTCGGAACCGACAACGCGAACAACATCACGACGGGCACGCTTGCCGACGCTCGCCTTCCGACGTCAATGACTGGTAAGACCTTTACCGGCAGCACTCTCGCATTTGAGTATTCTGCGAAGGTCAATCGAGACGGACAGGCGCGCGCTCAATTTGGTGTGCTTGGTAGTACTGCATATTCGCCGTATATGACACGATTGGCGGCTGACGGGAGTACATTCACCGGTCATATTCGTTTGGCTGATGACACTTCCACGGGCTTCAAGCACAACGTTTCGGGCACTGATTATACCGTTTGGACGTCCGGTAACGATGGTTCCGGCTCTGGTCTCGACGCCGATCTTCTGGACGGTCAAGACTCTACTTATTACCGCAACGCGTCGAACATCAATGCCGGTACGCTTGCCGATGCTCGCTTGCCGACGTCGATGGCTGGTAAGACATTCACTTCGGACGTTCATGTTAATGGCGCGGATTTCACAGTCGATCACACAACAAGCGCTGATATCCGTCTTGAACTGAACAACATTCTCTCCGGTCGCCTTTATCGTGATGTATCCGGTGGTGTTGTCATGCGTCGTTATAACGAAACGACTGGCGCGGCAGAAGGCTATATCCAGCTTATGGGTAATGGCGTCAATGACTTTAAGTACAACGGTTTTCCGGTGTGGCATACCGGCAACGACGGTGCGGCTTCCGGTCTCGACGCCGACTTGCTTGATGGTTATCACGCGTCCGATCTGTTCCGAGACAATGCGGACTTCACATCCACCGGCAATATGACACTGTCGAACGGCGCACCGTATATCCGCCTTCAGGATACGACCACTTCAGCGTATGACGGTCGCATCCGTCTTGATGCGAGCAACCTTTATATCGACGGTTCTTCGGACGGCACCAACTACGCGGAAGTTCTTCGTTTCGAACTGGATACGAAGGTTGGCTACATGTCGCAATTGTTCCTCACCACATCTGGTGAAGCCATTCGCCTTGCCGCACCGACTGCCGGTCAAGACCCGTATATTTCTTGGTACTCTGGTGCGACCCGAACCGGTTATATTCAGTATACCGATACCGGAACGACCACGGGCTTCTACATCACCAACGATATCTCTGATGACAAGCTCGGTATCGACAATTCGGGCGGCACATCGGCGCTGCGCTTTTGGGATAACTCGCGTTCGGCGCTTGATGTGGTTCTTACATCGGCGAACATCGATAACTATGACTTGGCTAAATATACCACATCGTCAAGCAACACGTTGACGGATTTTCCGGTGGGTTCGGTCATCCTTGCGCGCGGAACCGTCGATAGACAGGCAAGCGCTTCAATCTGGCTTGATCCAAACACAACACGGTTCACGACTGTAGCAGCTACGACTCAGCTTATCGGCACGTGGCGCGCTCGTGGACAGTACACGGAAAATAGCAACAACATGAACCTCTTTCAGCGAGTAGCGTAATGGACGAATTTCCAAAACTTGTAGAGATTTTAAAGGTCTCCAATACGAAAGAAGGTAACGGCGTATATTCAATCGATCTGGTAATTCAGTTTGATGCGGTTGATGGGCCCGTTACTGAAAAATATCTTTACCGTCCTGAAGGCATATACGGACTTAGCCCAAACATTCGGAAATGGTTGGAAGATAATCCAGACTTCCCCATAGACGCTTACGTTCCGCCCCCGGAAAAGAGCATTGAAGAAATCCGCGCAGAAATGCCTTCCATCACCGCGCGCCAACTTCGGCTTGGTCTTGTCGGTAACGGCTACCCCATGTCTCAGGTATCGGCGGTAATCGACGCGATGCCGGAAGGTGCTGACAAGGAAACGGCGCGCATTGAATGGGAATATGCGACCACGTTTGAACGCACACATCCCTTGATCGGGACCGTTGGTGCCGCTCTTGCTATTGGCGAAGAGCAAATCGATACGATGTGGACAGCCGCCGCGAGCCTGTAACGCCCCTCACCCCAATCTCTAAAGTGCCAGAACTGGTTTCCCCGTTTTTGGTACTTTCTTGTTAGCAATGCCTGATGTGACGAGCGGCAGCACTCGCAAGAGCTTCGAAATCAGGCTATGCAATCTGTCGTTGGGATTTGCTGGGGGAATTCATGTATCGGAATCTTATTGCGTCCGCGCTGCTGTCGGCGGCGCTGGTTAGTTGTGCGACTACGAGCGAAATGCCGCTCGCACAGAATATGGTGCGGCTTGATACGAACGCATCCGGATTGATCTTCACAAGCGCAGCCGGTGCGATCACCATGAAGAAAGCCGCTGAAGCGACCTTGCGGCGCGGCTACACGCATTTTCGGCTTGATCAGGCACAGACGTCTTCCGGTTCACGATTTGCTGGCATGAGCACGTATGGAAGCGGGACCGCGCAAGCGAGCGTCTACGGAAACAACGCTTATGGAAGCTATTCCGGCTCGTCATTCTCGACCCCTGTATATGCCCCCACGGCACAGATTGGCGTGACCGTGATCATGTTCCGCGCGAACGAAGCCGGTGCGCGTGGTGCGTTCGATGCCGCCGACGTGTTGGCGAAGAAGGGCAAGGTTTAAAGGATGGACAACTTTCGTCCTGCCGCGCTCTGGATATCAGGCGTCATCGCGTCCTTGGCGATTGGTTCGGGGATTGGTCACTCAATGAGGAACGAGGAAGCAGCCTTCTTTCTCGCAATCGGGTTTGCGTTGGCTTTCATTTGCGCCCGTTTATGGATAGGCGAAAACCGAAGGACGCCAGACGCTAAATAGAAGCGTCGATACTGAAAGCCATAATTTTTAATTGTCACGCGCATGACAAAGCCGCCACGGGGTTTCCTGTTTCCCGTGGCGGCTTCTTTTTATCTGGCGAATATGTCTATTTCAGGTGCTTTCTGTGTACCTTCACAATGATCCAGTCGTTGAAGCAGTCATCCCGTCTCAACACGTCATGTGCGAATTGCTCGTAAGCTTCCATGAAAGAGGCTTCACCCTTCGACTTGCATAGATGAAGGATTTCGCGCCTGAACCGTTCAGAACCGTGTTTCTCGACAAGCGCCTTCAGTGTCTCATTGCTTCCGAAATATGAAAGCCAATCACTTTCTTTAACGACAGTTCGCTTGCGCTTCTGTCCTTTCAATGGCGGCAGTTTGCGCGTGCTGAAGAAGATCTTCTTGCCGACGTAAAAGCGTCCGGTCTCTTTGTCTGTGATCTTGTAGACGAACGAATGGTAAGCGCTGATGTCGTCGGACGTGAACGGCTCACCGCGATAGAACCACGTCATCTACCGGCGAACAGAGAGAATTCAGCATTACGACGCTTGGTTAGACCGGCAAGAGGCTTCAGGACGCCATTCACCCGCGCCTTGTTCCATTGAAGCCAAGCGCGTTCAATATCAGCCAATGGCGCTTTGGCGTTGATGCGATTCAGCAAGGTAGACGAACCGAACGCACCGATACCGAGATTGTACGCGAAGGAAACGAGTGCTCCGAACTGGTCATCAGACAGTTTGACCTTCACGAGCTTCGCCACGCCACTTTCGAAAACGGCAAGATCGGATTTCAACAGTCGTTCGGCTTCGGCTTCAGTGATGGTCTTCCGGCGCTTGACGTCGTCTTTGGTGACGGTCTTCGTATGCCCGTATCCGATTGTCGGAATACCAGCGGGACAGAGATACGCCCGAAGCTCGCAGCCTTCGGACGTTTTGATGAGTGAGATTGCTTTGGGGGAAGTGGTGTTTGTCATCCATTATGTAGCAGCGGATGACGATCTATCCCCGATCAAAGCGCTTGTTGGCTTCAATGAGTGCTTCGATTGAGGCGACATTCTCGCGCATTCGCCTCAAGGTGTCTTCCATTTCTTCATGCCAAGACTCGATAATGATCATGCGCTCAGCCAAGGAAAGGTCTTCGAATTCGGCGCTGTTTGGGAAATTGATGACGTTATTCATTTTCTTGATATCCTCTGAAGTCAATGTTGCTCGTTAGCTTTTTCAATGAAGCCGAAACCCAATTCGGACCAACGCTTGCCGACAACGCTTTCATCGAAAGTCGTCATCAGGTAGCGAGACTTACAATAGGCTTGGCGGGTGATTATCGTTTCCGGACGTGTACAGACATTCCAGATCGCCGGTTGGCTGATCAGGTCGCCGATTGCTTTTGCCGCGCTGTTGCCTGAAGTGAACGAACCCCAAGGTGTCAGATACGTCCCTACCGTTCGAAGCTGTTTGCCGATCAACTTTTTGCGCTGCTTGTCCCGCCAAGAGTCAGAAACTACGAAATAGCCGCCGCCACCATCGTACTGATTGAAAACCGGATTAAGTGTGGCAATGTGCGCCGTCTCGCGCTCCCCCAACACGTCTATATCGCACAGTTCGATGGTTCGAAATTCCAAGCATGAATTGCCCGTTGCGCTTTGATTATAAGCTTCCTGAAGCTCTTCGTTATGGTGTGTCCCCTTATGAAGTTCCCGTAGGTGCTGGTAGTGTCTTTTCTTGAGGTTGCTCGATGCGCCGACATATATGTTCCCCGTATCTCGGTGCTCAATGATGTAGACGCCGCAGTTGTCATTTACGCTATTCATTTCAATATTCTCCTGTTTGTTATTACGTAATTATTTAGTTCCCCGGTCCCTGAAATTGGTCCATTTTCACGCGCAGAGCTTGCATTTTTCGGCGGCTTGGCGCGATTTTCTTGCGTTTTGCGCGTCGTTCCAAAACTTTGATTTTGGCTAAATACCTCCATAAAACAGGAGCTATCACCCATGACAATCAAAGCTATATGCTTGGGACTTCAGTCGCCCAATTCCACCATGCAAATCATTCAGAGAGCCGGGAAGAGGTTCGTCCTTGCGCTCACTATCAGTCTCGAAACCAGCGCGGACAATCTCGCAGATGCGATGCCGAACACGCCGGTAACATTCTCGATTGAGGAAGTGCCGTTCGCAGTCGTGAAGAAGGCATTTGCGGGAACCGATCCCGATTCCGATGTTGGCGCAATTATCGCCATGGAAGACGGTAAGGCCCTATCCGATGAAGCCATGAAAGCGGTTCAGGGCTACGTGCGCCGATGTGTCATTGCGCTGCCGGTGCGCGATTTCAAGCGGCACCTGTCGGGCGGCTGAACGAACGCCAACAAACCCGTTCGACAACGCCCCGGCTTCAGTGGTTTTCTTGCTTCGTGGCGCAAAGACATTTTACAGTTGCGGGAAGACGGCACTTCGCGCCATCCGATGGAGCAACACATGATCGAACTACCAAAGCCAGTTCTGGACCTGTACGAAGCGCATAGAGCCATGTGCCAGCATTTCAGTCATCCCCGACTGAAGTTTACACTTGACGGCAGGTTGCTCGGCGACATCGGCGAAGCTTTGGTTGCGGACGCCTTCGGCATCACCCTTTGTGAACAGCGGGAAGGCGGTGTTGACGGGCGTGCGCTCGACGGACGAACAGTCCAGATCAAGGCAACACAAGACGTGAAGTCCGGTCCTTCATACACTCCCGGCAAACCTGCCAATCACCTGATTTTCGTTTGGCTTGACTTCGGAGGCATCGTAAAGCGCGGCGCCCACATTCTTTACAACGGACCGGAAGAACCGGTTCGCAGTCTCATCCGAAAGAGCGCTGAAGATTGGAAATTCACGATAACGCTCAGGCGGGGTGAGGTGCGAGCGTTGGATGCCAAACTCAGCGATGACCAACGGCTGCCCCGTATCCGGTGA